CGTAACATATTAGGTGGGAAAGAGTTTCTGTATATGTCTAAGTCAGAGTCAGAAATAGGTATTGCGCCATCTGGTACTGGGTTTGCGTTTTCAATAGGTTCACCTGTTATACGATGTACATAGTCAGAGCTACCGTCAAAAAGCCCAATGACTTTATCACCATCTAGTTTTAGAAATAGTTTCATATTGTATCCTTATTTAAAATTTGTTTAGCCACCACCAGATAAACCTTTTCCATCTTAGTTTGATGTATCTAGGTATACAGGGGCCGATGGTGGTGCAGGAAAAACATTAACACAAGTCTCTGGTGATTGACTACCTTCTTGGTTCCAGAAATCTGTAGTAGATATTGTAAAGCATGGTTGACCGTAACCACCGTAATCGTATACAAAACTGGTAGTATCACCACCTTCAATCCAAGCTACCTTTTCACCTTGTTCGTACAGGTTGTACCCTGAGATTTCAATAGCAGGAAGTGGTGAACCATCTTCACGTTCTGTAGGAGTATCCCATACAAAATTGATTACAGAATTTGCCGAAGCGGTTAAAGGTAACATAATTGCTAGTATTGCAGTACTTAAAAATTTCATATCTATTCTCTTAAAATGAGCCAGTAGTTCCACCTTCAGGGTTGGTGTGTGAATGGCCGTTAACTGATTTACCACCAGATATTACATTGGTAGCTGTTACTGTATCTGTAGATTCTAATGGGCCAGTAATTACAGCACCAGAAGCTGGGACTGCTGCACCACCTGAACCTAGCGCACCACCTAAAAGCAAGTTGCCTGTAATGGTACATAGTGGTGTAGTCATTGTAACACCTGTGGCTGCATTCATATCTATTGCAGGACTAGTTACTGTACTACTTGTATTAGCTGTAACCTCTGCGGTTTCACATGTTACTACAGAGTTGCCTGTAACTGTAGAAGTCATATTGCCACCAACTGTAGCATTTAAGTTTGCATCAGTGTTAATGTCAATGTCACCATCTGGTTTCAGGTTGATAGTAGTTGTGCCAGTCTTGATATGGATTTGGCCATCTTCTAGTAGTGTTACTCTCTGGTTCCTATCTAGGTTTCTAAACTCAGCATCTGTTGCGCTGTACTCAGGTATTGCTCTAGGTATATTATTCCAACCTACTTGTGCAAAACCGTCTGTGCAACTAAACATTCTTTTAGTCCAAGGCATAGCTTTACCATCTGTATCTACCCCTGCTCCATCAGCATCTTTAAATAGCCAGTGGTCATAACCTGATTGGCTAAAGTGCATTAAGCAAGTGTCGCCTACTTTAATAGGAAAGGTAATGTGCCAAGTACCTCCACCAGAAGTGTACACAGGTACATCATATAGTAAAGGCTCTTTTACTTGTACTTCATCTTCTACTGGTGTAGAAAAAGTTCTATCATTGCTTAGCTTAATTGTAGCTGTCTGTGTAGCAGGAAAGTATTCTACAATTCTCCCTGCTATACAAATAAACGCTTTACTTAGTTTCATCAACAAGCACACCCCGACTTAACTTGAAGCAGCTCACCAACTTCGGTAGCTTCTTCTCCAAAACCTAACTGATTCTGCGCACCAGTTATCATATCGTCAACTGTAGGTAGCGAATCTGCAATGGCAATTAGTGGATCAGTTTGAGTACCGCCTGTAGCTGACTGTACTATACAGCTTGTTCCAGCATTTAGTAAAGCAGCTCCCGCAGCGTTAGGTGGTGTGTTTTCGTATATAAAACCATAACCAGATTGTTTTAGATCTCCTATAGCTGTTGCATACAATTCTTCAGCTTCGTTAAAGATTAAATTCCCAACTTCATCAACAAAGCAGTCAGCAGTGTTATCTACGCCAGCAGAAAGTAAACTTGCAAAGGTATCTTCTTCATCTTTACCTTCACAACAGGAATCATCCAGTAACCCACTGTCAGCTCCATAAACTTCTACAGCAGATTCACTCAGATGAACTTCGTAATTATCTAAACCATTTGGTACGGGGTCTTTACCTTTATATACCCAAGTAGTCTTTACAGCATTACCTACTTCATCTTCTCCTGAAATAACAAAGTCTCTGCCTATAGTAAACTCTGCTTTAGATACTTCATCAGCAGGAGTTGTAAACAATCCTTGCCTTTCTAGCTCAAACACTGCTGCTGATCTAGCAGGGCCAGACAGTACAGTGAAAGATAAAGGTATAGGAGCGTTACTAGAAGTTTCAGAAATCTTTATAATTTCTTCACCAGAGATAGTAAAATTTAAAGTATCTACTGTACCCGAGGCTTGTTGTGTTGAAAACTTATTAAATATTACAGGCTCATAAATACCTAAGTTTGTAACTACTTTACATTCTTGTGCAGACTGTACCAAGGATTCCAATACTTCAAACATAGCACTGTTAGTGTCAGAACCAAAAGTAGGTCTAGCAGGTAGTACACCAATATCTTGACCTACAGCTACAGCGCTAGATGTAAACCCATAGTTTGAGAATGAACCTTTTAGGGATATAACTCTGTTTTCGCGTATAGCATGTGTAGATATATGTTTACCAGATTGCACTGGATACTTAGTTACTTGAGAGCTTGCTTTGTGATCTTCAGACATAACAGCGTGAAAGTTCAACGTCTGTTCGTCACCGTTTGCTGTTTTGTATATAATGTGAGCAGGAGTTGACTTAGCCATTACTAGTCCTTATTTATTTGTGCCCAAGCTACAGTAGGCGAAAGCTTACCGTCAGTTGGGGAGATTGCATTAATAACAGTGTTCCAATCAGATGTGTAGTTACTACCTCTGTGCTGTGTAGTAAACGCTTGGTATCTTGTATAACTAGAAAAGCTTTTAAGGTAGTTGTCTGGTGTTACTTGCAACCTAAGATCATTTTCATCTACACCTACAGTAATCAAATTGGATAAATCAATAACTGTTGTTGGATTTATATTAGGGTCAAGTATACTGTCGATTACAGCAGATGCTATACCAACTTTAGGATTAGACCTCATAGCATCTGTTTTAAACACTACAGTTTCACGAGAGTTTAAATCAGTTAACCCTACAGATCTAAGGTCAGGTTTATGCATTAACTTTAAGTCTCCATTTATTACATAAAAATTAAAGTCAAACTCGCTACCTAACTCTTTTAAGGCATCTATAAAATTACCTGAAAAAGTTCTTACTACCCTTAAGTCTTGCTTAGTTTCCTTACCTGCGGGAAAAGAAATGTAATCTATTTTGCCTTTGAACTCAGCAACAGCTTTCAGATTTTCAACGCAGTTTTTCAAGCTTGGTAAGTACACTGTAGTTTCATCTATAGGCTTTTCTAGTAAGGCTACCCTTTCCCAAGATTGACAGAACAAACTAGTTATACGGTTAGGCATAACTAGTTCATCTACCATGTTGTTTATCCTAAACTTATTCATTAAGGTAACTTTTTCACCACCATAGGATCTAACTTTTAGTGTGAGATACTTGTCACCACCAGCTAACATTGTAATGTTATCGTTGTTTAAGTTGTAAATAGTTACCTTAGGTATCATTCTTATATCAAAATCTACCCTTAACTCACTAGTGCCTAGCAGGATATTATCACTTTCTACACTGTTGTAAATCTCAACAAATACTTCTTGTTTTAAGTTCATTAAGTCCCTGCCTCGTAGTCTGTGTAATCTTCTCCATTACTTCTAACATTAGTTTCAACGCCATCTTTATTAACAACAACATTTACATCAATATCATTGACGTTATTAATATCGTTACCTCTAGACATTACTGGCTTATCAGCGATACCTTTACTTGGTACAATATCTTCAAAGCTAAAACCTGCCATTTCTAACAGTTCATTTCCTACGCCAGCTACAGCACCAACTGCCGCACCTTTAATGCCAAATCCAGCACCAGCCATAGTAAACTCTGCAATATCCATTAATGAATCTGCAACGCCACCATCGTCTTCAATGCCAAACATTCCTCTAGCTGTACTGCCTATTGCATCACTCGCAAATCCTCCTGCTGCAAGCTTACCAGCATTCTTAGCTAGATTCATTGTACTTTTTTCAGATTTCGTTAGTGAAGTTTTGCCACCCTTGACAGCAGAAGGTTTCTGTGTAGAAGTTACTGCATCTCTAACTTTCTTTGCAGCCATCAGTTTAGATAACCCAAAAGCACCACCTAAACCTAAAGCACCTAGACCAGCAGCAACACCACCTGCACTACCAGTAAAGTTTACAAGACCTTGTGTTACAGTATCTTTAATGTTTTCTATAGTAGCTTCAGCTTCTCTAAAACTGTTTGCACCATCTTCATCTAAGAATCTTTCATTCCTAAGATCTCTATCTATACTGAAATCAACACCATTGAAGTTTATTCCTAATGCTGCTTGGAAAGTAGTTCGGTCAGCAGGAGACATTTGCTCAGCCATATTAGCGTACTCAGCTAACAAAGCATCTGTACCTTCTGTTGCCAATCCTCTTAGCTTATCTGGTGATAGAAAATTTCCATATGCTTCATTAAAAGATCTTCCATCAACAGTTCTAGAAGCAGAGTAAGCTGTAACTTGCTTTCCGTATTCGTTAGCAAAAAGTTGTGAGTTCATTAATGTGGTTCTAATGTTACCAACTTTTGTCACTGTACTGAAAGCGCCTGTATCAGACATTCCCATTTCTTCTAAGCTTTCAACAAGGTTCTTAGCTTTACCACCACTTAAACCTGTTTCATCACCTAACCTAACAAAGTCCATACTAGATTCGTTAGTATTAATGGCTCCTTTAGATAGCTTATCTAAAGATTCTCTGACAGCTTTAGAGAAATTTCTTGTAGCTTTTGAAGCTTCCCTGTCAGCTTTAGCCCTTTCCCTAGCAGCTTTAGCAGCTTCTTTATCAGCTTTAGCAGCTTCTTTATCAGCTTTAGCAGCTTCCTTATCAGCTTTAGCAGCTTCTTTATCAGCATTTCTTTCAGCTTTCTTTTGCTCAGCTACTTTAGCAGCTTCTGCTACAGCCTCTTTCTTGCCCTCTTTCCTATGAGGCCCAACAAAGTCTTTCTTTTCTTCAGCTAGGTTTATACTTGGAGTCTCTGCTGAGATATTACTACTACCAACACTACTGCTAGGTGTAGAGCTATCATCACCAAACGTAGTCATTTCTTCTTCAGCTTTTACATCACCATCAAAGGATTCTTTTTGAGAAGAAGATTCATTTTCTTCATTAAACAATTGTTCCACTTCTTCCTCACTTAAGTCAGATAGGTTACCTCCACTATTTACAATAGCAGCGTTTATTCTTTGTCGAATTCTTTTCTGCATACCCTTGTCAGCATGAATAGTCCTTTGACTAGTTCTCATAGTCAGACTATCAACAGCAAACAACTCAGTCTTATCGACTTCTTCTATCATCATTTGAAACTGAGCTTGAGCATCATACTTAGCAGTACCTTTTTCAGATATGTCTTTTAAGTACTTTATTTCTAACAAAGACTCTAGTTCACCATCATCATTATACAATCTTCCATCAGGAGAAGCACCAAGGCCAGGAAATTTAGGGTTCTGTATCAGACCTACTTCTTTAAAGTTGTAGTTAGGATTCTTTTCTAAGAACCTTCTAATAGAAGTATCCTCAGTCTTCTGACCTTGACCAGTACTGTAGTTGCCTTTAAAACCAGAAGGTATAGCAACTCCTAATTGGTGAGCTTTCTTTCTGTTTTCTGCTTCTTTCTTTTTCTTATTGATTGTAGATGTGAGAGCGCCTTCAGTAGCAAAGTTTGACGCAGAGCCTACTATTTCAGATGCAGTTACATTAAGTTTATTTCTGGCTGCGTACCATGCAACAGACCTTTGTGGTATACCTTCAAAGTCAAGACCTAGATGAGGCATCTTAGATAATAGATTGTTTCTTTCTATTTCTTCTAAGCCTTTCTCTACTCCTATGCTCATATCGTCTAAGTCACGCTCACCGTACATGCCACCTTTTTCTGAACCAGTAGTACGTAACATATCACCAACAAGTAGGTCTTCTCTTAGGGTACCTTGTGTAGAGGGTAACATTCTTGGAGGCCCAAACACTTCAGCAAGCTGCTCTCTAGTTGGTGGCCCTTGTATACTGACTAGAGATCCTTTGGGTTCTGTCATATACTTTTGGTCTAAAGTACCTTGAGCTGCATTAAACTCTTCTTGTAGTCTACGTTCTTCTTTAGTAAAAACTAGAACTGATCCAAGGCTGGTATCTCTTGTAGGAAACAGTAATTTGTTTCCACTAGTTCCAGATGCTGAAGCCATAGCAGAGCCGCCAGTAGGTACAGTATCAGATAAGTGCATACCATCTAAGTTATCTGTAGTTGCTTCGTTTCCAAAACCACCCTCGATACCTTGCCTAGCTAGTTCATCCCTTATGTACTGTGCATCTGATTGTTCACCATAAGGGCTATAAAAGCCTCCTGATCTTTTAGAGTTTCCATAAGCATCATCTGCATTAGTAGTCATTTGGGATTTAACTATACCAGACAACTCTGAAAACATATCTCCAAATTCGTCTGCTGCTAATTTTCTTAGTTCCTTTGCAGAGTCAGTGTCATCATCAAAAGGCATCAAGTCATCAAACAAAGTGTTTGCAAGGTTTGGTCTGTTTGCCCAATACGATTTAGAGTGTTCTTCTACAATGCCATCTTTATTTAACCAACCTTGTTCTGTTGCATACTTATCGTACTCAAGTACTGTACCATAAGGTGAACCACCTGTAGCAGCAGCAGTACGCTTACCATTGATAATATCCCTAGTAGCGTTTCTGGTTTTCTTTAACCCTCTGATCATAGTGCCATCAGGGTTTTTT